GGTTTAGTTGATAAATTACATTAAGGCGCCAAAGCGCTTACATCACCACTATAACTAACATTATATCCTCTAGTAATTGAATATGGTTGTGCTCCTGCCGTCCCAATATTAGATGCCATTATCATCACGAATGGCGACCTTGAATTGTTCTCGTATGCATTTTGATCAATCTTCTGACTTTTGAACCGGGTTGTAAACGTATACGACTTTCCTTCTTCTAGAATAACCTCCCTTGACATGAATGGCTTACCTACTTGCGTATAGAAATCCGGAATAACACTTGGGTCCCACATTTGATCTTGCGGAGCAAGGTCCGATGGAATCAAAGTTAAGTCCGGGTTGTTTCCAGTTGTAAACCTCCATATCCTAATCCTAATATCTCCTATACTACCGTTCCTTATATTTAATCTAAATAATCCTCCACGTAGAATAATTTCATCACCAAATTCTGGTACTCCGTCACCATTATCTAGTTCTTGTGCACCACCGGCCGTAGTCCAGAAAGGACTCTGTCCAGGCCCAAAGTTGTACATATTATAAAAGAATATCTGCCCCGTATTAGGCGAAGCAGGTGTAGTTGGTGAATCTTCCGTCACCGTAAGAATTGATCTGTAATGTGCTTTAAAGATCGTAGAATTCCATATATGACGCTTATACGCTCTCCTACTTGTTTTTCGTCCTCGAAAACCCACACTAGTGCCTCTAGTATTGAAGCCTGTATAATCGCTCGTCCTTCGGCCTCCACGTCTAGTTGTCCTCTTCCTTGTAGAGAACCTCCTTCGTTTGAAGGCTCGTGTTCCATTTGAAGCACCGAGCCTTGATCCTGAGTTTGTGAATGATGCAAACGTTCTTTTTCTGAACATCGGCATTATCATCTTACTCACCCTCACGGGTAAGCGCGGGTATTTATAGAGTCTGTTTTATGGGGGGTCCTTGGCTCCGCCAGATTGATCACGACTCGCCTTCGGCTCGGCTCCTTGCCGTTCCGGCAAGACACGCACCGGCTGCGGCGGCGCGGCCTGCGGCAGCTCAATTAACGTTCGCTTCGCTCACTTGCCATTATAAAATCATAATAAAACCTCCCATGGATATTTTATTCATTTTAATAAAATTACATATTCTCAATAGTAATCCTGCGTAACAGTGCAGGTAATTGAGGATTTACAATACCATCGTTAGTAAATACATCGATAGGTTCAAAGTTACTTGTAACTATGAACGTCGTAGCATATAGTGCTACCATTCCACCTTTTGTTTCTACTGAACACTTGTATCGATCAAACCATCTTAATAGATGATTAATATCTATACCATGTGGTCCGAAGTCATCAATTATAACTTCTTTTTCACAGACGTATCCGTTCCACCACTTTGTTCTTGGGTCTTTGACATATGCATTTGGCAGAGTGGCATGGGCCAATCTACTTTTTCCCACTCCTGGAGCTCCCCATAACCATCGAACAGAGATGTCGGGTCGCTCAATGGGAGCAAAGTTGGAAAGGGCATTTCTGAGCATGTTAGATCCATTGAAGATCCACGCTCCGGGCTCTGAATTGGAGAATTCAAGAATTCCTCTATTTCCTTGTTGGAGGGCAACCACGAATGCTCTAGCTTGTTCGTCTTTATTGGTTGTCTTCTTTCTTCCTTCATTGATTTCACCTCCTTCTTCAAAGTTTCCATCTTTACTGCAATATCTTCTATTCTGTCGAGCAGTACCTGCTGCCCTCGTGATATGTGCCCGAGATGAGAGCTTACCTGATACATAAGAGAAAGGACGCCGTCTTCGTAACGAGACGTATCCTTGGAGATGAGGGGTTCCAGATTCACCGGTCTCTCGACCGATGATCCAATATTTGGCTTCTTCTTCGGCCCAAGATTTGATGGTGCTAAAGTCCTCTTCGACATAGTTGTTGAGGGTAAAGCACCAGTGGAATGATTGTTGTGCTGAAGGCATGTTGTGATTAATGATACGCGGGGTGTTGATTTATAGCATCCTGGGGAAGGATGCATAGCTGCTGGGGGTAATACTAACCCCAGCAGCCGTGTTCTTTATTCATTGTCAATATTGTATTACAACAACCATTGACGTTGCGTATACGCAAGGTTTAGTTGATAAATTACATTAAGGCGCCAAAGCGCTTACATCACCACTATAACTAACATTATATCCTCTAGTAATTGAATATGGTTGTGCTCCTGCC